ATCTTGGTACTCAGGATGTAACATGGACTGTAAACGGTGCAGTAGCCGTTGCAACAACAGGTACATTCTAAGGAGTAGTAATGATTAAATTGAGAGTGTCAAAGGCTTCAGGGGAAGTATCCGAATTTGATATAACCCCTGCACTCGAATATGCGTTTGAACAGAATTTTAAGACTGGTTTTCATAAGCGTTTCAGAGACGAGGAAAAGCAGTCGGACGTTTATTGGCTTTCATGGGAAGCAGAACGACGTGCAGGTAATACAGTTCCGCCATTTGGGGACAAGTATCTAGAAACTCTATCCAAGGTAGAGATTATGGACGCTGACTCCCCAAATGGGTGACGAGGTATGACTTTACTTATCTAATTGCTTTATTAGCAGTTAGGACTGGCATACCTCATTCAGAGTATTTGAAAATGGATAGATCGCTACTTTTAGCAACTATGAGCGTGTTAAAAGAGGACTCAAAAAGGATGGAAAATGCCAGTAGAGGTAAAGGGGCTCGTTGAGGTTCAAAAAGCCTTAAAGAAGTTTGCGCCTGATCTTTATAAGGAAATGAACAAGGAAATCCGTAGCGCAATGCGTGTAGTTATTGCAGACGCAAAAAGACAAGTTCCAAATCAATTGCAAGATTTAAGCGGTTGGCAAGACGAAGGCAAAACAGTTGTTTCAAGGAGTGCCGGAAAGAGTCGTGGATTTCCTAAATACAATCCCAATGTTATTAAAAAAGGTTTAACTAGTTCAGTAGGTCGCTCAAGGAGAAACAGGGCTGGATTCGTTAACGCTTACAAATTGTTAAACAGATCAGCCGCCGGCGCAATCTATGAAACCGCAGGACGTAAAAATCCTAATGGTCGTGCGCCAATGCAAAGTTTGTACGCTAGTAATTTCGTTCAAGGCGACGAAGGCACCTATAAGTCAGGTGGCAAAATTTTAAGACGTTCAACTAGGAATTACAATAGTAACAATCCTTTTGCAGGATACCAGTTCGTTCAAGCCGTAAACGCTGAAGCGAAACTGGAAAGCATTGGCAGGGGTAGGAAAAACCAAGGACGTTTACTTTATGCGGCTTTCGCAAGAGATCAAGGCAAGGTCACAAAGGCAACCTTCAAAGCAATCGATAAAGCAATTTCAACATTTAATTCAAGCATTAAGAGAAGGATTGGACTAGCCGCATGAGTGCCACCGGTATTGAAATTCCTATTGTTAGCACCTATAAAGACAAAGGCGCAAAAGCGGCCAGTAAGTCGCTCAATACTTTAACCAAATCAGCCAAAGCCCTAGGCTTGGCTTTTGGTGTTTTTCAAACCATAAACTTTAGCAAAAAGGCAGTAAGGGCTTTCGCCGATGATGAAAGAGCCGCCGGCGCATTATCTAAAACATTACAGAATTTAGGCCAATCTTATGCAGTTTTGCAAACCGCAGGATTTATTCAAAACTTACAAAACACCACCGGTATTCTTGACGATCAACTGCGTCCGGCTTTTACTCAACTAGTTAACTCAACCTTAGACGCTAAGGAAGCCCAAAAGTTATTAAGTGTCGCTTTAGATGTATCCGCTGGAACTGGTAAAGATTTACAGTCGGTTACCGTTGCATTAAGCAAAGCGGTATTGAAAGAGAATACTGCACTTAGCCGTTTAGGAATTGGTTTAAGTAAAGCCGAATTAGCCACTATGGATATGGCTCAAATAACTGACTTTTTGTCTAAGAAGTTTGATGGTCAGGCCGCTTTAGCCGCTGATTCTTATGCAGGAAAATTAGCAGTCTTAAGCGCAAAAGCCTCGGACGCCGCTGAAACAATTGGCGGTTCTTTAGTAGTGGCACTAGACAAAGCATTTGGCGACCCTGAGAAAATTGGAAGTGGTATAGATGTTATCGCCAACAAGATTAGCGGCCTCATTGAGGGGATGTCTAGATTTATTCAAGTTACAAAAATTGGACTTCAGAACTTAACCTTGTCTCCCGATTCACCTATTTTCCAGTATAAATTAAACTTTGACAAACCTTTTGACCCAATGAGCCAAAAGTTTGATTACACCGCATTACAAAAAGAGGAAAAGAGATTACAAAACGACGCTAAGAAAAACCTCGCTGCCCGTAATGCCGCTATAAAGAAAGAACAAGCATTACTCAAAGATCAAGCAAAACTTAAAAAATTTGGAAGTATGTTTGACACCGAACAAATTGAGATTTTTGCTGCACTTCAGGGAAAAATTACCGAGCAGGAAAAACTTAGACTTAGTTTACAGTTAGCCTTAATTCAAGGTAATGCAACCGAAGCCGAGAAACTTGGAAAACAACTGGCAATTGCTCAGTTACAGACTACTGATCTTTCTGCGGCTATTGCAAAGATACCTAAAGCCCTAAACCCATTTGAAGGTTTTGGAAGCGAGGTTGACAACTTAATTGCCAAGATTTTGAACATGTATAAGTTATTGCAGCAACCTTTAAGCACTACAACCACCGCACCAATTACGACTTCAAGCGGTTCAACCAACCCAACATTGACTGCAATTGCTGCTCAAATTGATAGCGCAAGAACAGGTTTGAACAATTTTAATGAAAGAATGTTGGCAAAAATAGCGGCTACCAATAAAATTCCGGATACAACTATTGAACAAGATATTCAAAGTCAATTACAGGCTTATCTTGCCGCCGATACTGCAATGCGTAGTACATTTAAGGACTTAAACATAAACATTGCGCCGGCTGGTAGCGTTGTTACTACTGGCGATCTTGTCCAAGATATTCGCAACGCCTTGATTGAGGCAGGATTATCCGGCTCACAAACTACCATTAACAGGAACCTTGGTGCGTTCCAAGTACAATGACATTACCGGCAACCTTAGACGTTTCACTAAACTTCCAATCGGGGGCGACCTTCGGCATACCCTTTACGCTTGACGACCCAGTAAACGGAATTCTTGGAACTAATATCTTGTCCGAGTCTAACGCACCGGCCTTGGTAGTTAACTTAACTGCACAAACTCGTCAAATAAGTATTAGACGAGGCAGGAACATTAGTCGAGACATATACGAAGCCGGAACTTGTACGGTGAGAATCTATGACCCGAATTCAGACTTTAATCCACAAAACGTAACCTCGCCTTATTTTGGCCAATTAGAACCATTAAGAAAGTTACGCATTTCGGCTACCGTTGCAGGTGTAACTTACTATCTATTTAGTGGATATACGACTGACTATATCTACTCCTATGACCAAGCAGAAAACATTGCTTACGTAGATATAAAGGCAAGCGACGCCTTCAGGTTATTTAATATGGCTTCAGTCGTAACCGTTACAGGTCAAGCGGCTGGTCAAGATACTGGAACCCGAATTGATAAAATTTTGGATACGGTGTCGTTCCCTACTCAAATGCGTAGCATTGAGACCGGAGACACGTTAACCCTTGCCGACCCCGCTACCTTAAGAACCTCACTTAGTGCTATGCAAAACGCAGAGTTCAGCGAGCAGGGGGCTTTGTTTATTAGCCCTGAAGGTAACATTATATTCAAAAATCGAAGTTCAGTTATTGCAAGCGCAGGGGCAACCCCAACCAATTTCAATCAAACCGGTGGCATACCTTACAAGGACTTAAAGTTTGCCCTAGATGATAAACTAATTGTGAACAGCGCAACCATTACAAAAATTGGCGGCGTGGCTCAAACTGCAATTGATTCCGGTTCGATTGCCACCTACTTTCCTCATTCCGTAGCAGTTAGCGAACTTATTGTTGATACCGACGCCGAGGCATTAAATATTGCAAGCATATACGTCGCAACGAGATCAAGTACCTCAATACGAATAGATCAAATGAGCGTTGATTTATACGACCCAAATGTGCCAACGGCCACAATGTTGGACTTTGATTATTTTGATAATGTACTTATCAGTAATATTCAACCCGACAGTTCAACCATCACCAAAAACCTTCAGGTTCAGGGTATCGCTCATGACATAACCCCGACCTCATGGATGACCACCCTTACCACCATGGAACCTATTGTGGACGGTTTCATTATAGGAAATAGCACCTATGGGGTAATTGGTGAGGATATTCTGTCCTACTAGGATATAATTAGGTACTATTAAGGAGATATAATGGCCGCAGGATTAGGATTTAAGACTTTCAACACCGGTGACGTTTTGAGTGCCGCCGATACTAATGGGTATCTAATGCAGGGCGTTCTTGTTTTTGCAGACGCCGCCGCACGATCAGCCGCAATCACTTCACCTCAAGAGGGTCAAACCTCATATCTTAAGGACACCGACGTAATACAGGTGTACTCAGGTTCAGCATGGGTTACTAAGTCAGGTGGCTCATCACCTTTAACAACTAAGGGCGATCTTTATACTTACTCAACAACCGACGCAAGATTGCCAGTAGGCACAAACGGCCACACACTTGTAGCGGATTCGGCGGCAGCGACAGGCCTCAAGTGGGCGGCCCCTACTGGTGGTGGAAAAGTGTTGCAAGTTGTTCAAGCAACAAATGCCACAGAAATATCTATTCAATCAACAAGTTTCACTGATACCAATTTAACAGGTTCAATCACACCATCATCCGCATCAAGTAAAATTTTGGTAATGGTTTCTCAAAACAGTCAGGTTGTCGGAGATATTGGTAATGTTGGAGGTTCAACTCGTTTAATGAGAGATGCAACAACCGTTTATTCTATAGACGCTAATGGTTACAATGCACTTTATAGTAATTATGCAACTTTATCCGCACCAACTTCGGGAAGTATAATTGCAATGATTACTTACTCGTATCTTGACAGTCCTGCAACGACTTCAAGCATTACATACAAAACACAAAGCAAGATTTTTAGCACAGCCAACAGCAGGGCTATCAAGCATCAAGTTGAAAGCGTGCAATCTAATTTAATTCTAATAGAAATAGGTGCGTAGTGAATAACTATTTAGGAAAAGCAATTAAATTATTAAAACCAACCGCTGAATTTTCATTTACTGATAATGACTATTCAACAATTAAATGGGATGTATTAGAAGGTAATCCACCCACTCAAGTAGAAATTGATGCAGCAATAGAACAGATAAAGGCTGATGAAACAACTCAAGCCGCTACCAAAGCAGCCCAACGCCAAGCCCTACTAGACCGCCTAGGTATAACCGAGGATGAAGCACGCCTGCTATTAGGCTAAGCACAATCCCTCAAGATTATGCTTAAATAAATTATGAAACCATGGTTATCAAAAGCGGCGGTTCAACTGCGTGAGCAGATCGACGACAGTTACCAAGATCGCAGTCGGAAAAGTGATGGGTGGGTCGCTGATCTGCGTCACCAATTACGAGGTAAGAGCGACCACATACCCGACAGCAAAACCGGAGTCGTTAGGGCTATCGATGTTGACGCTCGCCTTTCTGACGACAAAGGGGCTTCAGCATATTTGGCAGATCAAATTCGACAGTATGCAAAAAGTAACGGACGTATATCTTATGTAATCCATTTGGGAAAGATTGCTTCTCCAATCTTGAATTACAAATGGAGAGTTTACCGAGGTTACAACCCACACAACCATCACATTCATATTTCATTCCGAAAGAACCAAGACAACAATTCAGAGTTTTTTGATATACCACTAATAGGGGGCAAAAATGCAAAATAAAGCAATTGAAATAATCCAGTCTTATGGACGAAGTGCGTTTGTCTGTTTGTTGACAATTTACGTAACTAACCCTTCCGGTAATTTCGATGACATTTGGAAGGCCTTTTTAGTGGCTTGGGTAGCACCAATTTTGAGAGCCTTAAATCCTGACGACCCTGCTTTCGGTATCGGTAGTAAAGAGTAATGACAGCCCTTGAGTGGGCTGGTTTTTTAGCAGGAATCACAACCACACTAATCGGACTTCTCGCCGGCCTTCGATGGCTAGTCAGAGGATGGCTTAATGAACTCAGGCCTAATGGCGGTAGTTCAATGAAAGATCAATTGACACGCCTTGAGCAAAGAGTCGATGAACTCTTTATTGTCATAACTAGGAAGTAGACTCTACCTATGGCTACTAAACGCAAACCTAAAAAGAAGGTTGCTAGGAGACGGCGCACAACTAAAGAGCCAGTTCTTACTAAGTTAGATTTTTGGGCGATAGCCGCTAATGAGGTTTATATGGCTTGCAGAAAATCAGGAATGGACGAAGGAACAGCCCTTGCCTTTGCAATGGATAGAGCCTCTTATCCTGACTGGATTGTGGATACTAAAGACCCAATTAAAAATCCATTAGACGACTTTGACGAGGATGACGATTAAGCGAATCGCCTTTATAAGTGATCTCCAGTCTCCGTTTATAGACGAGAAAAGCGTCAAACTGGTCGGAAAGTTTTTAAGGAAATGGAATCCTCACCGGACTATTCAAATCGGTGATGAAATCGATCTACCTCAATTAGGTGGATTTAATGCAGGAACAATAGATGAGATGGTTGGGAACCTAGATGATGATAGAAAGTTTACGCAAGAGGTACTTCAGTATCTCGGTGTTACGGATGTACTAGGTAGTAATCATGGAATCAGACTTTACCGATCAATCAAAAAAAGATTACCCTCTTTCCTCAACCTACCCGAACTGCAGTATGAACGTTTTATGGGGTATGATAAACTCAAGATTAAATTCCACCCCTACGGACTTGATTGGGCGTACGGCTGGACGGCAGTTCATGGAGACTCTTTCCCTCTTAGTCAAGTCCCATCACAAACGGCCTTAAATGGGGCTAAGAGGCTTGGTAAGAGTGTAGTTTGTGGGCATACCCATAGACTAGGGTTATCGGCCTTTACAGAGGCTTCCAGAGGCCAAATAGGGCGTACCGTATGGGGATTAGAGGTCGGAAATCTCGTTGACCTTGCCTCAAGTGGTATGGCCTATACAAGGGGTTACGCCAATTGGCAACAGGGCTTCGCAGTAGCCTACGTGCAAGATCGTAAAGTGCAGGTTATACCTATACCTATCAACAACCATAGTTTTATTTTTGAAGGTAAAT